CGGAACACCATTTGCGTAGAGGGTGTTACGAGCCTGGATGTCCATGCTCTGTGCCATATGGCGACCAAGCAACCGTGAGGACGAAGCCATAACGTCATCGAATGCTGCGTTGAGCAACAATTCGGTAACGGCAACAGCCTGACCGTTTTCAGTTACGGTGATTTGAATCTGACTGGCCGAAAGAGCTTTTGGCTCCATACGGACTCCTTCAGACAAGGTAGCTCCTGTTGCTTCCTCAACCGCAAGGTTGGTGTAGCGCATGAAGTTGATGGTCAAACCAGGCTGAACGCCAAGCTCGGTCTTCTTAACAGCGAACTGTTCAAAACGAAGAACCGGCATAGCCTGGAACAAGATTTCCTTGGACCAAATTTGCTGGATTGCTGGGGAAAGGGTTGCGTCACTGGAATAGCCGGTAGTCGTAATTGACGTCAGGTTTGCTCCGGTAATCGCACCTCCTTGTGGGGCGGGTAATGCCATATTAATATCCTCCGATGGATAGGGTTGTTGGGTTTAATTAAATTAGAAACGACCCCGGGGGGATCGAGCCTGTAGTAGCCGGTCACGCATCTTGGCATACTGGTCCATCGGCATATTACGGATATCCTCCGCACTTAACGTCTGGTATTCCTGTTGGTTGTCCATTGGCCCAGTTGGTGGAGCCGTTACTGGCGCCCCCTTAGGACGAGCTGGCTGACTCGTTCTCTGGATTGCTTCAATTATAGCACTACTACGTTCCCGCAGTACTTTAACGCTACTTTCGATATCTTCTTCACTATTACCAGTAATCAAATCAATCAATTCTGGAATAATGTTTTCTTGCTCGGCTTGAATCCGACGTTGACGGTAAGATTCAAGATGTTGCAATTGACGCTCTTTTTCAAGCAAAGCGTCCTGAGCCTGACGCTGCTTTTCGAGATCAGAAAACTTCTGACCCCATTCTTCTTCCACTTGATTAATACGGTGGTTGAATTCATCTTCTTTTTTTAAGAGAAGTTCTTTGGCAGACAATTCTTCAATTTCTCGTTGACGCAGTAATTCAGAGTCTTTTCGAGCACGATCTTCAGCTCCTTTAATTGCTGATTCACGTTCACGACTTAAAACCGAGAGTTGTTCTTCCATAGTTTTAACACGAGTATCTGCGTCTTCTAAACGCTTATACATCTTGCCCTTTTCCTGTTGACGAATCTTTTGGACGTCATCTTCAGAAAAGTATTTCTCTTCAGTACGCACTTCCTGCACAGGGGCCGGAGCCGGATCTGCGGGGATTTGAATACCGTCTTCATTGTTCTGTGTTGTCATGTCTTAACTCCTATTGGTTGGGCTTATCTTTTCTCAAATTTATACAAACAAATTATTCTTCGTCAGGAACACGACGCTGGGCGAACCTAGCTCCGTATGCCTTTGCAACTATATTGTTAATCATATCATCTGCCGGACCACCCGTTGCAGCCGTGCCCGGTAATGGACCCGGCTGTTCTTCTGGTGTTCCTGCACTTGTTACATTACCACTATCAGCAGGAGTGCTGCTGCCATTAGGCCCTGGTAACAATCCAGTTGCAAGCATTACGGCTTGGTTAATCTGTGCACGAAGCATGTCAAGTGCTCCTTGCTCAAGCGCGTCATCTCGCAACTCTTCAAAGATTTCAGCAAGCTTTTCTCTTGGGAACTCTTCACCAAGGAGACGCATTGCCCCTTCTTTAGATTCAAGACCCATAGCCATTTTAGCTTGAGCTTCATTAAGCTTAATAAGCACATCAACAGGAAGGGGTTCAGGCCAATGCACCTGTGTTTTGTAGGTGAGTGGGTCGGCAGGATCAAGTTGACTTAGTTCATCTGCTTCCGGTTGTTCAGCCTTTGATGGGTTATACGTAAGCAATTCTGGTTCAAACACAACAACTGTACGAATAATGATTTCGTTAATCTTTTCAAGGCCTTTTGTAAAATGTATGCGTTTCATATGGAAACGGTTCATCATTGGCTGGTATTGAATAGCCAAAGCTACGCCTGATGTGTTTGATACTGGTTGGAACTGTCCAAGGGCAGTTTCGGGCACACCAGTAATTTCGTGCATTGAACGTTTAATAAACGTAATGTATTCTAAAGCCCCAGCCATATTTCCGCTAGATTCAAGGTTAAACACGTTAGCTTCTTTAGGAAGACCAGCCCAAACCTTCTTAGGACCACGCTCTAATTGGCTTGCCTTAGCACCTGTAATGATGGTTACAGGTGCTGCGTGATAGTTAATAATGTCTGATACTTCAGTCATTTTTTCGTTTAATTCACGGTTAAGAGGAATAATATCCCAGATATCTGATTGGCCCCAAGGGGATGACGAAATAGTCATGTTAGGGATATGCACAATAGGAATAAGACCAATTGGGTTAGGGTATTGGTCAATCAACTCGTCATTAATATACTGCTCAACTGTGTCATCTGTAAGGATTTCAGTAAAGGTGTAAACCTGACGAGTACCCTCTGATGAGGTTCCCCAAAAACGATACTTAAGTTTGAAACGTAATAGACGATCACGGTCATGGGGATGGTACTCAGGAAAACAGTGAGCTGGGTTAATGGGGATAACGCGCACACGACCCGAGTGGTAAATACCTAAGCTATCTTCATACGGTTCTTCATACGCAACTTTAACAAAGCAGTCACCAGTAACACTGGCAAGTTGACCCATTTCCCAAAGTACATAATGTTTTGAGTTATCTTCTTCCCACACCTTATGCAGTAACTGTGGAATAATTGCCCCATTTTGGGGAGGAACTCGCCATTGAACACCCTTACCAAAACAGAAGTTTGTAATGTAGTCAGACATTGTGCGTACGTAGTTAAGGGTAATATTTTGTTCACCCATTTCACGACGGTAGGACCAATGGTGACCAAGATACCAAGCCCAACACGCGCTGTAACGGTTAAGGCGGGGACCATGTACTTCAAACTCTTCGTCAGCAAGTTCAACTAAACCAAGGGGCGAAATAGCGACAGTTAAGTCGCTAGATGAGGCACGATAACTTGGTGACCAGAAATCAACGGGCATTAAGATCCTGACTTATTTAGTCTCTTGGGTTTACTTATAATAGCAGGTATATCAATGTAAGTTAACGATTTAACCATTCCGGATGGAATATGCATCATGTTGCTATACATGTCTGGTTTGTTACTAAACAAACAAAAAGTTGAAACCAGTGTTACATAGCCTTCATGTAGGTCTTCAAGAATCCAACCAACAGTAATTGGCAAAACAGGAGTAAAGACATGTTCGTCTTTATATATCCATGTTGCATCATCATCGAATGCGTCAATCCATTCAATAATTGCAATTTTGTAAGGGTAAGGCATAATACAATTATACTTCCTACGAAGTGTACAACTTACCTCTGTACATAGCGGATTTATTATGAAATGGAACTTGTTCATACCAGAACGGACCATCTCCAGGTTGGAAAGTAACGACACCAATACCTTGTTGCCAATCTTCCACAATGGTCATAGGTCTACCGTCCAAGTCGATGGATCCTTTGGTGGATGGGACGGCCCCGTCGCATCTGGCCAACGTACCAGGGGATGCGGCCATGATGGTCTTTGCGCCATCCCAGTCGTCACGGGACCGTTCAGCCCACTCACGCCTGTGGATATGCCCGTATAAAACGGACGTCTTTTCTGAACCAAGGTAGGCATGCGCTGTTGACCCGTTACTGCGTACTTTTGTGCCGTGGATGATGCGGAGACGTTCGTTGACCCAGAATTGACCAGCCGGATAACCAGGAATGTAAGTAACCCCATAATCATCGAAACGACAAAGGTAGGGAATACTAAGGACCGGCCAAGACTCTGGCGTGTTCCCCTTGCGGATACCAAATGCTGCTTTTGCGTTGTCAAGAACAAAATTTACCAATCTTTCTTCGTGGTTTCCTGCTAACCAAATAATTTTAGCATTAGGTGCTGCAGCCCTTACTTGAGCGCAAAGGGTTGTAGCTCTATCTACAGACGCTTGAGTAGTCAAGGCATAAGCACTACTAAGGCGATATTTACCAAATTCAGGGAAGTCAAGGTTGTCTCCAACCATTACTACCAACTCTGGGTTAAGTGTTTTAGTAATAGCCAAAGCAATATCAATTGCTGCTTCATCATGCGTGGCCTCTAACTCACCATTACGAGCCCTAAAATACCCAATTTGCATATCGGGTAAAACCACGCAAACTTGATGATCCGAGACTCTTTCAGCACGTGCCTTAATTGCTGGGAGCTTTACAGAAGGCCCTGGTTGAATTACTGGCCATGCTGGACCAGATTCCCATGCAGGACTAAATTGGATACCAAATAGGTCATGAATTTCTGCTTGACCCTCGTCGTTCTTTGTTAACGATTGGTATACAGAAACTCTCTTTACTGTACCTACTTCAGCAAGATCAATGTCATTGCGCTTAAGGAGTTCTGCAATTTTACCTAATGAATAGTTATTATTTAGGTCGTTGGAAAGCTCACTCACAACTGCACCTACTTGACAAATGACGAGAAATTGTACTTGAACTTATTTTATAACCATGTTTATTTAGCACCTCGGTAAGCCACTGGCATGAATACACTTTTGCTTTACCGGATCCGTTATCAAGTTTAATTAACTCTACTGCTCGGTCTAATGCTTCTAGTTCAACTGTTTCCATGCGAGTTCGTAATCTGGAAAATCCACAATCATTGCGAATCGCTGTTAAGTTTCTTTCTAGAAGATCACTGACCAGGGTTGAGGCCTGCTCCATATTGTGCTCCTTGTGTGATTGGGTTTATGCAACCTTATCGCCCACCTTACTATATGTAGTGGTGCTTGTGTTGGAACTATCAATTTGTTTATAAACTTTATTAATTAAATCAAGAAGCTCTGTCTCTTCTTGGTACCCACGCACCGTAACTCTTGAAAGAAAATGGGCGATAAGTGAAAGTTCTTGACGGGTCATAAGTACTCCATTGACTAGGTTGGAGTAGACACTATAGCAAGAAGGTTAGCTTACAAGATGCAAAAAGGACGGAGCATTAAAAGCTCCGTCCTTTTATTCCCTGTCGGGGACAACGATCAGTCGTAAACGACAGTCGGATTCGGGCGGTTCATTTTACCACCAGAATTGTAGGCGTACTCCCATACGGGCATACCTTCACCGGACATGGAACCTTGAACAAAGTCACTCAACATTGCTGGGGCTTCAATCCATGTGGCTGAACCTACATGAGCACGCTCACGCATAGTCTCTTCCGCATACTTGAAAAACATTTCTGGGTTGTTGTGGTTTTGGCGGCCAGGTGCTGGAGCGGTGTCCTCGTAAGCGCCAACGCCAAAGTCGTTTGGAACGTCAGTGTCGGTAGCGACGCCTTCTTCAAAGCGAAGAGGGCCACGGTTACCAGGCATGCTGGGTGCCATTGAACGCTCAAATACTGGAGCGCCTTTTTCTGGGAACATAGGGTTTGGAGATACTGCCATTTTAGATCCTCCTAGGGGAGCCGGGTGTACATGTACAGATTAGCACCTTTTTTGGTCATCGTCCGAAGAAGGGGGATTCGCTAACAGTAATTGTAGGCATAGTGTCAACCGTAGATAAAGAGCACGCAATTGCCAATGAATCTGGGTAGTCGTCAAAGGCCCCCTTTTCTTCCGGGGCGGAGGCCAAAAGGTAGGGGCCTCGATAAACCTTTTCAAGGTCAGACATTTGTTGGTTAAACTTTTTCCAAGTTTTATTTCTTTTTGCTTTTGAATGCCCAGGAATAATTAACTGGTTTCTTTGGATTAGCTCAGTTAAATGAATCCAACGTTCATTTTGAGTTTTGGCGTCTGAGGAAATACCCAGTACTTCAATGTTTGGTAACAGGATCTGTAGTCGTTCTGCAACTGCCCCACCAACACCTTGAGCGTCTACACCAATACGATATACATCGTAATTCCTAAGGAAGTCAATGATTTCAAAATATTGTTGTTCCCACTCAGTGTTGTTAATCTCTAACCAGTTAAGGATACGGTGTTCATAAAAACCAAACCCATCAGGGTGGTCCCAATCAACCCAACACACTGTAACCACAGTGGAGTCATTTGTTCTTGCAACGTCAATACCCACTACAACTGGAGTTCTCCACCACTGTTTAATAAGGTTCATTGAAGAGTCATACATGCTGTTTAGTCGGTCGTCTGTAACAAACATTCCTTTTTCAAGGATCCATTTGTTACAATAAGACATTTGAAATTCGTCTGAGTCTTCGTTAATACGCACTTTTTCTTTAGAAATAAACTTTGCGTAGTTAACATTGTACTTTGCTGCCACACGCCAATCGTATTCAAAATGGCATTGCCTATGGCTTCGTTTCCCGTTTATATCCCTACGTTTGTTGTATTGAATCATCTTATAAAAATAAGATTTATTTCTAGTTGCAGTTCCGGTAAGGACAATTGTTCCGTTATTGAACGCAAGCATTGGTTTGATTGACTTAGCAATCATGTACTCATCAGCTTCTTGAGCTTCATCAACCATTACAAAATGATAAGTTTTAGATTCAATTTTTGCTTTAGGGTTACAAGTTTGCATACGGCAAAGGGAGCCAGAACGTTTCAAACTAATAATACGGCCTTTACCGCGAGCTCCCCCAGACGTGGCCTTGTCATCAATTTCAGGATCTAACAAGAATTCAAGTGCGTGATCACTAGTTAGTTTGCTTACAATACGACTAAACACAGTATCTGCCTGGTCTTCAACTGGGGCAAACACTCCACACCAAAATCCTTTTTCATATTTATTAAGCCAAGTTGGGTATACCGGAGCAAGTTTTGGCAAAATAACCATCATAGAAGCAAGGACATTTGAAAGCACTTCTGATTTACCAGATTGACGAGTAGCAATTAACGTCATTTCTTCGCCGTCACCAATAACTATTGATTCAATAATCCTGTAAGCAATGGGAATTTGATATGGAAACAATTTAATATTGCAGAATTCCTCTGTAAAAAGAATTAATTTAAGTACTAAATTGTCAACAAATTCAGATGAGGCTTCATCTAGATCGTTAGAATCATCTAAGCCCTCTTCGGCTTGGTCAGATAAATCCTGTTCAGAAGGCTGATCGTATTCTTCATCTACCATTATTTTCACTTCTAGATTTTATTTCTGACCATAA